AAACAACAGACTAAACGATATGGAAGCTGACGTAATATTTCTTAACTATTCTTTATAAACACAGGAAGTTTATCTCCTAGCCTGTCTATTAAAGCTTGTCGATTTACGTGCCACGAGGCTTTATTACTAGTATCTCCCATTGATTTGTGAAAAATTTGAATAGGTACTACTTTATTCTTAAATCCTTTAAAATGTGCCTGTAATGTGTACGATATATCATAAAAATCCCAATTCCCTGAAAAGTAACTAGGTTTTTTAGTATTTATATTAAATAAGGTCCTGCCTTTACAAACTAGAAACACTCCATCCATCACTACAACTTCTCCTGTAGGACCATAATACGTTTCTTGCATATTTGTGTGGCTAGTACCGTGATATACCATACCAGCTAGGTGACCTGTAGCATAATCTCCTAAACCTTCCCACCATACACAAGACTCTCTTAATATTCGAGTACCTGCTATTCCTAAAAATCCTACATTGTTTTCTTTTAAATTTTCCTCAATTATTTCATTAAATACACTTTTATTAGTTAAAACTGAAATGTCATCATGACACAGTATTACAGTATCATTTGATTTAATGTTATGTTTAGTAATAGCACTATCATAAGCCTCAAAGATGCTTTCACATCCAGCCATGACAGCTACTTTCCACCCAGCATCTTTAAAGTACTCTGAGAGGTGTAATGGTATGTTTTCGGTTTTAGATGGTATAATTGCTATTTTTTGCATAGGTATATAAATTATGGTAAGTAAACAGGATATATTAGACGAAGTTTCAAAATGTAGTGAAGACCCAACTTACTTTATTCGTAATTACGTCAATATTGAACATCCTATTAAAGGAATAATTCCTTTCGATTTATATAAATTTCAAGAGAAAATTTTAAATGAGATAGAAAATAATAGATTTAATATTGTTAGGAAGTTTAGACAGGCAGGAATTACCACTATATGTGCAGCTTATTCATTATGGTCTATCATATTTAAAGAAAATCACAATGTTATGGTGGTTTCAATTGGAGATAGAGAATCTACAGCCTTCCTCAGACGCGTTGTAATGATGTATGAAGACCTTCCGAAGTGGCTTAGACCAGGAATCGTAGAAAAGAATAAACACTCTCTATACCTCACTACAGGCTCTCGTGTGAAGTCTCAACCTGCAGGTGCAGGTCGTGGTGAGTCTGTATCTCATCTTATTGTAGACGAAGCGGCTTTTATTGATAAAATGAGAGAGTTTTGGGCTGCAATATACCCTACAATTTCTACAGGCGGTAAAGCTTCTCTAATATCCACGGTAAACGGAATGTCTAACCTATATTATGAGTTATATCGAGATGCTGAGCAGAAAAATAATTCTTTTAATATTATTGATTTGCATTGGAGGGAACATCCGGATTATACCGAACAATGGGCTAAAGAAAACAAACCTATCATAGGTCAACGTATGTGGGAACAAGAATATGAATGTTCATTCCTAGGGACGGGAGATACCTTTATAGACAGGCATACTTTAGCAGTAATGAATAAAACTGTCGATGAGAATTATATTTCCAAGTATTCTGATAATATGAGAATATTTAAAGACCCTGACCCTTATGGAGAATATTTGCTAACCGTTGATGCTTCTTACGGTAGGGATAAGGATTATTCGGCATTTCATATAATAAACCTTTACAACGGAGAGCAGGTTGCTGAATTTTACTCTAATAAAACTCCTTTAGCTGATTTTGCAAAGATAATACAAACGGAAGGGGTTTATTACAACTTGGCTCATGTAGTGATAGAAAGAAATGGCTTAGGCATACCTTTACTTCAAGAGTTGTTTGAAAATTTAGAATATGAAAACATATGGATGGATGACAGGCAAGAGTTTGGATTTCAAATGACATCTAAAACTAGAGAAGAAGTTTTAAATTCTCTAGAAGAGGCTTTGAGAACATCCGCTTTTAAAATAAACTCAGAAAGAACCGTATCTGAGCTCAATACTTTTATTATTACCGAAAACGGAAAAATAGAGGCTGATAAAACATATCACGATGACTTAGTAATGAGTTTAGCTTTAGCAGCTAAAGTTTACAAAGATTTACAAATAAATTTACCTGCTACAATGGGTAAATCCAAAGAAAATACAACAAAACCAGAAATAGACCCTTATCAATGGGTATCTACTAATGGTGACAAAGAGGACACATCATGGATTCTGAAAGAATAGACAATAACGAAAATTTAACGGAGGCTTTAACCGAATTCCCAGAACAAAGACAATCAAATGGATTGGTAAGGGATAGGAGAAGTCTTTCATCATTCTTCAGCAAGTTTTTTGCTGTTCGAGGTAGAAAACATGCCAAAGGAGGAAGGCTAGCAGGAGATACATTTAAAGCTACTGATTTGTTTTCAGATATACCTGGTATAGGTATAAGCAAAGGCATGATTCATATGCCACAAATCGAGTATGATAAAAAGAAAAGGTATAGCGATTACGAGAAAATGGATGAGTATCCTGAAATTGGCTCAGCCTTGGACATTTATTCAGATGATGGAACTCAGAAACATTTAAATGGAGGTATCCTACATGTGAAAACTGCTGAGAAGGGTGTAAGAGCGGAAGTAGAACACTTCATCGATATGTCTAACCTTAAAACTTATATTTGGGATATCGTTAGAAACGTAGCTAAGTATGGAGATTGTTATGTTGAGAATATTGTAGACCTTAACAACCCTGTCGCAGGTATTCAAAGAATTAAAATTTTAAATCCTAATTATATTACAAGAGTAGAGAATGAATACGGTTATCTACAAAAATACTTACAAGAAGTTCCTGATGTAAGGTCCGGGGGAGTCACTGACCAAGTTTATGGAAGTGCAGCTGCTGGCTCAGGAAAATTTTTAGATTTAAATAAAGAACAGATAACACATTTTAGAATTCACACTTCTGACCCTAATTTTTACCCTTATGGTAAATCAATTATCTTCCCTGCAATAACTGCGTGGAGGTCTTTGAAGTTGATGGAAGATGCTATGTTAATCTATCGATTAGCAAGAGCTCCAGAAAGAAGAGTATTTTACGTAGATACAGGTAACTTACCAACATCTAAAGTAGAAATGTATATGGAAAGGTTAAAGCAAAAATTTAAGAAAGAAAAATTCTTTGACCCTACGTCTGGTAAAATGAACGAAAGATATAACCCACTTTCGACTGATGAAGATTTCTTCGTACCTGTAAAAGGTAAAGGAAATGGAACTAGAATTGATACTTTACCAGGAGCTCAGAATCTTGGTGAGAACGATGACGTTAAGTACTTTAGAGATAAGCTTTTAGCTGCTTTAAAAGTACCTCAAGATTTTATTGTTGAAAAAGAACAATCTCCTGAGCGTAAATCTAACCTTTCTCAGCTAGATATTAAATTTTCTAGGGCTGTAGGAAGGCTTCAAAGAGAAGTTGAAATTGGTTTAAATACTTTAGTTAAGAGACATTTAACACTTCGTAACTATCCGAAAGAAATGATACGTGAGGTAGAAGTTACTTTATGTCCTCCTTCTGATTTGCAAGAAAAGAGAAGGTTGGAGTTAGATGAACAAAAAACTAGAGTAGTCCAAGCTGTTAAAGGTCTTGAGATGTTCACTGATGAATACATTTATGAAAATTATTTTAACATGAATGAAGATGAAATCAAAGAAATGAAAGATAGTTTAGAACAGCTTGCAAAAGAAGCTCAGGAAGCCGAAATGGCTCAACAGGCACCTATGGAAGGCTCTGAATTAGGAGGAGCAGACATGGGAGAAGGGGATATGGGAGGTCCTGAAGTTTAAATTAGCAATTTTACTACAATTAGGTATAATTTACAACGTATATAAAATAGGAATAGAGACATGCTATTAGAAAATAGAGACAAACATCTTACAAATTTGCACAAAGCTGCAGATTATCTTAGCCGTACATTACGGGAAAACTTTAAAGTATTCACAGTTGAATCATCAGAAAACAAAGTTCAATTTCTTTCTGAAAACAATAACTTGGTTACTTGTAACTATAAAGTTTCAGATACAAAAATTAATCTTTCTAATTTAGAGATTGATACTGTAGATAACTACCTTTCAATCGAGAGAATAGATGGAGTAGTAGTTGAAGGTATCTCTGCGTTTGTAAATGATTTACGAGAAAATCGTTTTGATAAGGCTGACACTTCTTTTGGAGATGTTCTTGGTTTGTTTGAAGACCGTAACAATTTAGATACGCTTCGCTACAAGTTTGAGAAACACCAATCCGCATTTAGTAAAAACACTTCTATTGTAGAAACTGCTGAGTTTAAGAAGCTAGACGAGGCTTCCGAAAACTTAAAAGCTTTTATTACAGAAAACCTAGATGAGTTGATGCAAAACAAAGATATTGCCGATAGTATCGGAATAGCTAACGCTATGTCTAATGTTTTAGGCTCTCCTGCTAAACTTTCTGTTGAAGACTTGCAAGAGTCAGCTTCTTTGGAAGTAGATTTGAAAGATGGTAATAATCTTTATGAAATGGTATGTAAGCAAGAGCTTATGAGACAAGAGCTTATCGAATCTAAGGAAAACTTCTCAGGAGCTTGGATGACTAGTGATTCTCTTCAAAAACTATCTTCTTGCATCTTCTCTGACGAGAGTACAATTAATGAAAATATTGCAGCAGTTATTGAGGAAGTTCCTTACTTTAGCTTTGCTACTAAATCTGACCTAAATGAAGTATTTACTTCTATTTACGAAGTACATTCAACAGACAATATCCTAAAGAAAGATATAAAAGAATTTGTATCTAAGATTTTCGAAGCCAAAAAGCCAGTAAAAGAAAAGTTGGTTGATTTGCTAAGTGAAAAGTATGGTGTAAACGTTGCAAATCTTAAATTTGTACCTACATTTAGCAACTTAGCTAAAACTCAATCAGTATTCTTTGAAGTTCTTTCCATGTGCATGGAAGAGGGAATCTTGCAAGATGTTACCTCAGACTTTGCTAAAATGCTAAAAGGTAAAGGTGGAGTTGAAGTTCTAGATGTAAACGATTTAATCCAAGAGTTTACTGATACTGAAACTGAGCTAGATGAAAATATGCTAGTTAACTACGTTGACGTACCTCGTTTAACTAAAGACCTTTCTTCAATCATTGATGTTCTTGGAACTCTAACATACACTAAAGTTGATTCTGACGAAGCTGCAGAAGAGGCTGAAGAAGCAGTAGAAGAGCCAGAAATGGAAGCTGAAGAAGCGCCTGCCGAAGAAATGGGTGAGGAAATGCCAGAAGAAGCTCCTGAAGAGGACGCACCTGTAGGTGATGATTCTGATTCAGAAGTAGGAATGGGTGGAGACGCTCAACCTTCTATGGATGGCATTATGTCTGACCTAAACAAAATACTAGGTGCTTTGGGTGGAAAAGACGAAGATGAAGATATGCCAGCAGACCAATACGGAGCTTAATCTAAGACGTATCCCTGCTTTAACCATCTGATTAACAGTTTTTGATGTCTTCCATACATCTGCATGAGGTCATTAACTGTAAATTCTAGAGACCGAACTGAGTCCTCTGTTATAACGGAGGGCTCATCGTTTTTTAAGGAGGTTAACCTGTCTATTAACACTTGGAGTTGTTCTTTATCAGCTTGTGATAATAAGTTAACGTTTGATTCTTTAATTTTTCTTGATTCCATGAAATTCTATTATAAATTCTAGTTGTTTATAAGCGTCTACTCTGAGCTTAGAGTGTTTACCTAGGTAAGGAGCCTTATCTATAAAATCATAAATGTAAACTTTATTTTTATTTTTATGTTTTCTTAATGTACGTCCCAAGGCTTGAATAGTTGATATTTCTGATTTTAACCCTCTAGCATTAATTAAATGAGTTAGTTCAGGAATATCTATACCCGTCTGAAATATAATAGTTCCAATAATGACAGAAGGACCTTTTTTGTCTATAAACTCTTTCAATATCTTATTCCTATGCTCTAGGCTATCTTTACCTTCTAATTGAAATGAGTTAGGTATATTATCTTTAAAATACTTTGCATGAGAGAGGTTTTTGGTTAATATTAAGATTTTTGCATTGTCATCTGTAATATTTTTAACAATATTTACAATAATTTCGTTTCTTCCCGTGTTATTAATAATATACTCATCATATATTTCAGGATAACCCATATTCTCTGTAGCTAAAGGGTCTACATCTGGAAGTTCAATTAACTGTATAGAAGGAGTAGTCAGGTAACCTGAATCAGCTAACTCCTTAGCTGTAACTTCCTCTATCTCTCTCCCTAGAAAAGATGTAAGGGTTAGTCTAGAAAACCTATCTTTGGGAGGAGTAGCTGTTAGACCTATTCTGTAAGTAGCTTTAGGAAAAGAACTTAGAACCTTTCTGGCTACTTTACCTTTGGCAAACTCGTGAATCTCGTCAAACATAATAAACTCAGAATACTTCAAATGACTATCAATAACTTTATCAATAGATTGGATAGTCACTAAAGTTAAAGGTTTTATATCTACACCATCTCCGAAAGCAACCCCATGCTCTATTCCACATTTAGTTAAGAACTCAGATGTTTGAGTTAACAGTTGTTTTTTATTAAAGAATAATAATCCAGTCTTCCCTTCCAAGGCTTTTAAAATTGAACCTATAACTATAGTTTTACCAGCCCCTGTAGGAGCTTTTATAATACATGATTTTAGTTCTAAAGCCTTATCTATTAAGACTTTCTGGTAATCTCTAGGTTCATAGCCTGGTAATGAGGTATCTTGTAAATCTAGGTCTTCTCTGGAGTCTATTAATGTGTATTCTTCATCAATATAATCTAAATCTTCTAATATGCTATATAACAAGCCGGTTCCGAATTTACCGTTGGAAGGATTGAAAAACTTATTAGTCCCATCCCAATGTCCTCTTTTATAAGCAGGAGTGAATTCATGACCAGGTGCCTTACAACTGTATTTTTTACCTAATGCTTTTAAAAGCTTCTTGTTAGTAGTTTTTAAAACAGAGTAAATATTAGAAATATAAATTTCCATAATTTTTTTAATTTATCTATTATAGATGAAAATACTAAATTATTTTTAAAACTATGAATGAGAACCGCTCAA